CGGTGATAAAGCAACATGGACAAGCATCAACATCAACCTACATATGTTTTTCACTGCTAACATCGTTCACCAACAATTTGTTAAATGGGCTCTTGTGAAACATATCCGCCCAGACGGTGCTCCTTTAGCAGCAACCGACTTTCTGGAGGACATGTACGGAGTAACTGTTCCTTCAGTAGCATTCCTCGTTAACAACATTGGTCAAGCAGACAACAAGGGAAAATACTCCATCCTTAAACAGGGCACTGTCATCGTTCACGGCACAGCGGATGATAGCACAGTCCAACGTACTGCTTTCATCCGTTATCGCAAACCTATCGTCACCTCCTACACCTTAGGTAACGCTGGTGACATAACTGACATTGACAGAAATGCCCTATATCTCATTGTTTGGACCGACTCCACTGTCGGGGCAGGTGGTATCTTCATCCGAGCTGAAGGTCATGCATTTTTTCATGGTTAATAAAAATTAATAAAAATTATTCTTTTATTTCAATATCTGTGTTAAGGTCAGGCAACTCTTTCAAAAAGAGATTGAGACCCCTCATTTCTTTTGTCCACTGAACAACGGTGCATCTCCTCTTTATAGCATCTTGGTCAGTCTTTAACGATATAACCTGCTCAATAGGGTATTGAGAAGTTACTATTACTCTTCTCGGGCGGCACCACATCGTACCCCCCTTTATTTCTCCTTGAAAGGCATATCTATCTAACCAAATCTTTAGATAGTATGTTAGGTAATTATGACTTGGGTCCAAGTCATCAATTATCACATTTTCTTCACCGCGGTAGCCGTCCCACCATTTACTGACATTCTTCACATAGAACCCCCCACAACTCCTCGCCACGTGCGACTTCCCACTCCCCGTCTCTCCCACTATCCATAGACCGCACACCGAGTCTACTGGAAGGTCATCCATCCTCTCTACATATCTTGCAGCGATCCTGCAAATATTTCCATAATGGCATACGAAGATTTGGTCTGGAATAGCATCATAATCTCCTCGCATTGCAGCTTCTCTAGCAACCTTCCACTTTTCTGCTGTTGCGGCACCACCAGCAACACCTTCGTCTCCAGGACACACTCCCCACTCAACAAAATCGTTTCCTTTGCTGCAGTAAGTACGATTTTGGTTGCTTGATCCTCTGGCCAACTCCCAATGAGCTCCAGGATGCTCTTTCTTGCATCCTGCGAGTCTTTTGTTACCGTTCCATATAACGTAACCTTGAAGATGTGGTGTCCCAGATTCACCGACTTCTTTTCCAACAATACCATAGGAACTAATTCCTTGAAGACTATCTCTCCAAGCGAGGTCTTCTTCGGTGAAATTATTAAGCGTGAATAGCCATCTTTTTCCTTGCATTCTTGCTGCATCTTTTTTATAAAAAGTCGACAACTCAAAAAAAAAAATATTTTTTTGGCGGGTGATTTTTGGGAGCTGAATCCCACCCAAACGCCTATGCCCACACCTACCCTATAGCCAAGGCATAGGCTGAGGACCTTGGGGGCCCCCCCGGGAGGGGGGGAGTCCGATGCCGCGCGGCCAGCCGGCCGGCTGGCCCCCCGGGTTACTCCCAGCCCTGAGGTCGACCGCAGGTCATAGTATTACCTCAGGGCTGAATCCCATCCCAAAATCCCAAAAAAATTTCACGTTTTTTTACGAAAACTTTTCCGAACTATAACGATGAGTCAAAACACAGAAAGCGTATATACCCTTTCTGGTCATAAAAGAAGATATTCGGAAACAGACTTAACCGACGAAGACTATCCTCGTCGATATACAAATATGGGAAGACGTATGCGCAGACAAGGAGCCACCCGTACTCGGCGTGGAAGGCGAGCAGGCCGTACCGGAGGGCGTGGAAGGCTGGGGCTTACAAAAAGGGTCGCAGCGTTAGAACTAACCAAAGAAGAAACTAAACATATCCATTTTAGTGATGAAACAGGCATGCCAGGGGCCGTCAAGCTTACTAACAATCTCAACCTCCAAACAACATATCCACTGTGTGCTTGTTTCAATACATTAGAGCGAGGTGTCACCATCCGTGACAGACTCGGTGATAAAGCAACATGGACAAGCATCAACATCAACCTACATATGTTTTTCACTGCTAACATCGTTCACCAACAATTTGTTAAATGGGCTCTTGTGAAACATATCCGCCCAGACGGTGCT